TATATGTTATACCATCACGGCTTATAAATAAAGCTACATCGTTTGAGCTAATTTTGTGTTGGGCCATTGTAGTAAATTTTAATTAAAGTTAATTATTATTTGCAATGTTGTTGCATTTATTTTATGAAATATCTTGTTGGCTAATTAAATAGCCATCAGCTTATATCAGAACGCATAAAAATATTGTGCCCAAATGTAATAAAACGGCTTACATACATTCTGTTACCCTGTGCCACCGGTACATTGGTAATATCATTCAATAGCCTTGTCTTTACCATCTGTGCGCCATCTAATGTTAATACGGCCCCTGGACTTGGATATATCCGGTTAAACACTTCCCTGGCGATCATATCAGCCGTTAGTCCGCTGTTTAATCCATCCTCAAATGTTTGTATCTCAACAGTAATCTGCAGGTCAATATCGCTGCTATTCATTGTGCTGGCATCACTGTTTGTTATTGACCTGTAAACAATATAATCTGTTGGACTCACGTTTGGCGGTACCATGTTATAAAATACAGGCACACCGGCAACAGCCCCGTTTAAGGCTGCGTAATATGCTGTGCGGAGGCTGTGGTTTATGTCGATCATCTGAATACCCGTCTTGGGATTGATTGTTTAGTAAATCCAGTACTATCAAATGTTAGTTCCTGTAAATCTTTTATAAGTTGTTTATAGTGCATGTTTACTGCCGGGTATAAAAACGGGTGTGGCTGACTACCATTCTGCAAAATATTTAAAGCGATTGCATACGCTGCCGAGTTCATGCCAGCTAAAGAGGTTGCAGATGTTGATACCGCCCCCGATTTTGTTGTGGTTGAACCTATGCCTTTACGCCTTACCCATGCAAATATCCTTTGAACAAACTCCTCAAAAGAACCGCCGCCTTTACCCTTTGATTTGGCGGCTAATTGTTGCCATGTTGCCGGTAATGTTGAAACATATCTTGCAGCATATTTTCGTGTACCAAATTCAACAAAAGCAGCGTAATCAACTGAACAACCAACTTCGACACCGTTTTTAAAACCTTTAAAAAAAATTAAACCTTTTAAATGGCCTTCATCAACAGGGGCTAATTGTTTTGCTGTTTCTTCAACCCTTTCTCCAAAATCACTAAAGGCCTTGGTTATCTGCGGCTCAAATTTCTTTACATCGAACCTTGCCAATGTTTTTTCAAGACCTTCAATTTTTATGACAGATCCACCCATGTATCAGTTTTTTGGTATCGTAAAATCAAGTAGTTTTTATAGCCTTCGGTTTCTATACTCATGCTTCCCATCTTGCATACCTGCCCCTCATAAACCATAACTGTATTGGAATTAAAGCGGCCATCAAAACGAACTTTCACCCGGTAATCGTATTGTGTTAATTCGGTTGCCTGGGCTGCGTATGTGTTACCTGTTCTATTATCAATTTGTGCCCATGCCTGCCATTGCTCTGTTACTGTTCCTGTTGTACCGCCACCGGAATCAACCGTGTACGATTCATTATAAAACGTTGGTCTACGGTTTAAGTTTCCTGTGCCCATTATTTTCTTATTAACGGGTTAAGTATTAAAGCTGCCTGTGGTGACATGCCTACGGTTGAATCGCCCCTGTTCTCATATAGGAATAAAGTTTGCGCCTTAACAGCAGTAAGCAGATCATTCGGGCAATCAGCATATCCACCGGTATAAGTAACAACCAGGTAGTTTTCTGTTGGCCATTGTATCTGCTTAAACTGTGATCCCGTTATTTTGTAGTTACCCGATTCAATAACATTACCGTCAATATCTGAAACGCTTGCAACTGTACCCACTGGGCCATAAGGCAAATAAGTTCCTCCGTTTAAATTGTTAATCGTTGCGACCACAGTACGGGCCTTAAAATTAATTCCACAGTACTGCTCACACATACGCCTTGCCGCAATGATCAATGATTCAATAAGGCTATCCTCATCTGAGGTATCAATCTTACCGTAGAACGATTTAAACTGCCCAACACTAAACAATTCAGCAACTACGGCCGCCGTATTGTCAACATCAAGCACCTGATTAAATGATACCCCGGCAGGCCAATCAATTAATTTATCTACGTTACGGTTGAAATCCATTATAAATGTTTTTTCATTTCCTCAATCTCTTTTGATTGAGCATTAATAATATTTTTTGCAAGAGACACTACAAAATTATCTTTTGAGTTTTTTATAGCCTTATTACTCATTTTAATAGCCATTTCATGGTGGGAAATCATTTCTTTTAGCCACATTTTATCATCAAACTCCATTTTAAGGGTCTCCGTAAATGATTTTATTATATCGCTTATATTATCCATTGTAAAAAATTAAAATAGCCCTGCCCAATACAGGACAGGGCCGTTATCATTAACCAATTAAATCAATTACGATACAGATTCAACAGCCAGTACTGACATTGCAGCCGGTTGCAAAAATGCAAAACCAATTGATGCCTCAATACGTGCGGTGATCTTGTTCTCACGAACGTTTGTACCATCCTGCTCAAAGAACTGGAGGCTTAACGATTCGCTCTGTACAATTTCAAATGAAGTCCAGTCACCAATCAAAACCTCATCACCACCTACCCATGATGCAGTATAAACAGGGATGCCCAGGATCATCAACTGACCTGATGGGCTGATTGTGATTGTACCAATCGGCATGGTGAACTCACCCGATGTACTGGCTTTGTATGTAAGCAACTTTGCCCATACAGCGCCGTCCATCACAATACCGTTCACTTTGTACTTGGCTTTTTTCTGCAGGCCAATAGTGCGGATGATCTGCGATACGATGTCTGTACCGGTGGTATCTGTTAATCCAGTAGCGCCGCTGATAAGTGCCTGATACGCTTTTGTATCTTCCCTTTCGTAGTAACGCTCAGGAATCCAGCGGCTCAGGTAACCCTGTAAGCCTTTGAAGTTCCGTAACATTTTACGGCTGATCCTTAACCATCCTGCCAGGTAGTTCAGGTTAACAGTTACCTCAGTCAAATCTTCATCAAACTGCGCTTTTGTTTCAAGTTCCTGATTTTGGAACTCAATAGAACCTTCGCCGATTGAATGGCGGTAGAAGTGGTAAGAATCTGTTTCAGACGGGGTGACCGTAACCAGGCTACGGAAATGCACCATTTCAAACGGAACAGGAACGATCTCGCTACGGTATGTGTTTGGAATAGCCCCGGTAAGGTTTGCGGCAATAGTCATATCACCTACAGCCTTTAACTGTATATCGGTTGTGAATGACTTACCTTTAATACCGTCATTGGTAAGGTTGTTTTTCAACTCAGCAATACCGGCAACCAGGCTGTCCTGGAACGGGTTTGCAGCTTTATTCATCGGGCCTGATTGTTTCAGTTCTTTAAACTGCAACTGCAAGGCATCAAAACCTTTTTCCAATTCAACATAACGGCCATGCCATTTTGTAACCTCTTCAGCTTTCAAATCATCGGGTAAACCGTTGATGGCTTTAAGGTCTTTGTCAACCTTTACGATGGCTTTCTGTATCTCGGTAGAGATATCAGCATCGGTTTCTTTTTTAAGAGCAACCTTAAGCTCCTGTTTCATATCCTCCAACGCTGGAAGGATATCTTCGATTGATTTTATTTCTTTGCTCATGATACTTTTTTTAATGAGTTTGTGAATGATGTTATTTTATCGTACACAGCTTGCAAAGTATCCGGCTCAGGTGTATTAACGGCGTGAGTGGAAATATCTTTAAATGCTTTTTGTATAAATAGTAATTCATCGGTAAGAAAGGCAAAAGTGGTATCTGTAAATGTACCCTTGTCAATAGCTTTAATAAGTGTCTCAATCCTGTCTCCCACAGTCTTTACACTTTTAATACCGATTAATGGAGTGTACTGATTTGCCCCCCAGGCTGTTAGTGATGAAAATTCGTACAATTTTACTTCATGTATCTGAGTAGTTTGTTCCCGCCAATCTGCATCAGGGTTTGTAACTGTTTTTCTGATAGTATTAAACCCTATTGAATGCTCAGTAATTAATCCGCTGTCAACCATTTTAATAAAATCAACGGCTATGGAGTTTGTGCCTACTTTACTTTCGTAATAT